CGCAAACAGCGTTTCGAGGTTCGACAGCGGCGTTGCGAGCGAGTACAGAAACAGGTTGTTCTGCAGGTCGGTCCACTCGGCAATTTCCTTGATGTCGTCATTGGTCATCGGCGTTGCCGGTGTGACGTAGACGAAGGAGCCGAAGTTGTTGCTGATGTCCGCCGACGCACCGACAGACTCTGCGGCGGTGACTGCGCCTTGGCCTGCAACGATGATGGTGCCGCCAGTCGTCCAGCCGAGTTCATCGCTGATGTCATCAGCGCCACCGGTCGCAACAGCGGTCAGAGTGCCGGAGCCAGGCGTGGAGCCCATCAACGTGAACTGGTTGGTGTTCGTGTTGAACGTCACCGTTGCCGTCAGCAGTTGCGGGTCATCTTCGGCACGGATTGCCGTTTGGATGAGTGCTGCGACTGCCGCGAGGTCCACTGCGGCGCTGAAGTCCAGGCCGGTGATGTCGACTTGAGTGGCCGCAGCGGTCTTGAGACTCAGCGAACCGTTCGTGATGCCAGCGAACGAAGACAGCTGCTTCTCGATGGTGTCGCCCACGATCATGGGTGGGATCGGCTCGCTCACCCAGCGTGCATACGAGATGCGCGGAGGCGAGGTGATCGCCTTGCTGATGAACGAGAAGTATGCAACGGCACGCTTGTACTCTTCGGTGCCCGTGCCGAAGTAGGCGCCAACGCTTTCTGCGTTCGCGAATTCAGCGACGAGGCCGGGAGGCAACTGCGCGTTCTGGGTGATGACGCGCATCAGCAGTTGCCGCTGTGCGACGACTGCTCCGGCACCAACACCAGAAACGATCTTGATGTATCGACTTTGGCTGATCACTTTGAGACTCCTGGTTAGGTTTCAGATACCTTCGACGCCACGGCCTGCCACATCTGCCCGGTGTGGATGAGAGGCATGTCGAATCCCTTCTTGGCGATTGTTGACGGCGCATTCGGTGCCCAGCCGCCATTCTTGATACTCTCTACAATCTCACCTTCCATGAAGAGTCCAATCTGCTTGAACGCTTGCTCAGGCTTGATCTTTCCTGAGATGATACCCTTCGCGATACGCTTCTGCATCTCGCCGCGCTTGGCTCGGATGTTTGCGTATGCGTTGCGCATGAAGGCACGGGCGGGAATGGTGATCTTGAAATTTCCACGATCAATCGTGGCACCGAATTCGTTGATGCGAGCAACCTTCGCGATGGACATGCCCACTTGCGCTTCAGGCACATCCTTGCCGCCCTGATAGCGAGCGGTCTCAAACCAGCCAGCCTCAACGGTGACGTCCTTGAGTTGCTTGAGGCGCTCGATGTGGAGCTCAATGATGTCCTTCTTGGCCATCACACCATCTCCGAAGTGCCGATGATGTCGCCAACGGCTTCATCGGAGCCAGGCACCTTGAACACCAGCTGGCGCTTGTGCTGTAGCACCACGTCAAAATTCGGGTTCGCTTCGAAGAGGTCACGATCATCTTCGAACTTCGGATTGCGGATGTCCGTGACGCGGAGGATGGCCACGCCTTGCTGCTGGAACTTCCAGATGACTTGCCGCGCATTCATGTAGAGCTTCAGCTGATGCGCGATGTCGCTTGGAGTCGGCAGCGAGAGGTCCGTGGGGTCTTGCAGGATGAGCGAGGTCACTTGGAACGTCGATTCCACCCACTGCTCATCGTACTGCGTGAAGTCCGGCAGCTTCTGGCCGACAGGAGGCGGCAGCGCATCGAGGATGTACTTGCCGGACATTGGCCAGCCGTACTCATGGTCCGACAGCTTCTCGATCACCACCGTGGGCTTCGTTGGTGCTCCCTGCTGCGTCGGCTGAAAGCCTTGTAGCACGACAACGTCCCAGCCAGCGAGCGCCACTGCGGCCTCTCGCTGCGTCGCGAAGTATGCGATGAGGTCGTTGTCCTTCATAGCGGGTTCACCAGCAGCGGGTTCGGGTCGATGCGTGTGGCCAAGCACTGCGCCCAGCCATCTTGCGCGTGCCAGTTCTGCCCCTTGGCCATTTGGTATAGCTCGCCGCGATACACGAAGCGATCACCACTGCTGTCGCGCTCCAAGTCGATCAGGTTCAGCGATGCCCACACGTTGACGTAGAAGGCATTGAAGTCCAGACCCATCGCGGCATAGCTCTTGCGGTCCACCGCTTGGACTGAGCACGACAGAGGGAATGGAGGATTGAACGAGGCCACCCACTGCCGAGCGGAGTTCAAGGAGCGCTCCTTGAACGTGTAGTATTGCACCGACTGAAACTTGATCAGCCGGTTCGCCATCTTCAGCAGATTGGAGCCGGGAACAATCACCGGAATGTACCTCCAACCTTGCGGAAGGCCAGCCGCTCCGGCAGACCGCCAACATAGAAGCCGCCCACTGCCTTCGCAGAGAACAGCGCCAGCAACTGCTGCCCGAATGGCGATTGGTTAAGCCAGTAGTCCCAGCCATCCTTGACTGGAGGCTGCGCGATGCTCACGGACACGGCACCAATCGAGGCACTGGTCACGAGACCACCACCGCTGGCGCCTTCACCTTCGCCACCAGCAGCGGGCGAGCCGAGCAGGTACGCGATGTGGGCGCACATCAAATCGAGAGCCAGCTGCAACGACTTGCCGTTCAGGTTCCTGCATGGGCACTCGGCAGTGCTGATGAACTCAGAGGCCATATCCCAGCACGAGGACAGGAACGGCTCCGGCCACGCGGTCGTGTCCGCAAAATACGGAAACATCAACCTGAACTTTGCGTCGTCGTATGCAGCCATGGCTTAGTACCCTTGCGTGTCCAACTCCTTGTCGGGAGTCTTGACCTTGATGCGTTGGGCGATGGTGTCCTTGGTCAGCTGTGCGGAAGGGTCTTGGCCTTCCATGTTCGCGGCAATCTTCGCGACCTTCTTGTGATTGCCGCTGATGTCTTCATCGACCACTTCCAAGTAGCCACCGGCCAAGTGCTTCTTGAACAGCCAGTGTTCCTTGACGCGCGCATACTCTTCATCGGTGAGCATGGTCACCACGCCGCGCGGCGTCCACAGCACGTTGCCGTTGATGTCGTTCTCCGCTTCACCGAATCCGCCCTTGAGCGATGGCCGGTTTGCTCCGCCCCTGATGATCACGGTGTCCTCCGGGATCGGCAGCAGCTGTTGGTTCTGCGTTGCGTTGGCGTCTCCGATGTACTTGTAGTTGCGGTACGACACGGAGTTGGTCATGGTTGAGAGAACGTACTTGGTCATGGTTTCAGTCCTTGTAGGTTACGCGGCAGTCTGCCCCTGAAGCTTGTGCCTGCGGTACGCGGGCGCGCGTACAAGCGGAATGTTACTATGTCCCCAATGACCGTTATCGAGGCCGGATGTGAAAACGGGCGACCATCCAGCCGCCCGTTCCCATCTCTCACAGGCCTGCGCGGCTCAGATGCCGGTCACTCGCACCACAGCCCAGGGCCGCTTGCAGAGGGCACCAGCGGAGCCGTTGGAGTAGTCCTCCACATAGCTCTTGGCGCGCTTCTCCACACCCAGCGTCATGAACTTGGTCTGGATGAGCTGGCAGAACGTCTCACCGCCATCGGTGCTGCCGTCCACGCTGCTGTCGATTTCTTCGGCAAACAGGTAGAAGGCATCCGCGCCTGCGTTGGCGCCGGTGAACTCCGGTGCCGACACCACGCGCACCTTGGGGTAGGTCTGCGTAAGCCAGTCGCGCACCGACACGCCGAAGTCGGTGGTCACGGACAGGTAGTCCACCTTGCCGGTGGGCAGCACCAGCGTCATGTCCACCTTCTCCGGGTCGATCTGGTCCTGCGACTGCGTGCGCAGCTGCTTGATCGCCATGCGGAGGTCACCGGTGATGCCCTGGAACGTACCTGCAGCCGAGCCCCAGCCACCGGCCACCGACGATGCGATGTAGGCCGGCAGGTTGGGATCGTTCAGGAAGCCGAACGTGAGGTTGTTGCCGGCATTCCAGCCGTAGAAGCCGATGGCGTTGCGGAAGATTTCGAGGCCCACCGCTGCGCCTTGACGCTTGGTCTCTGCCGACGACAGCCGCATGGCCGCGCTGCGACCCTCTTCCAGCAGGCCGACCTGCATGCCCAGTTCACCGCGCACGATGGTGCGCTTGATGAAGTTGGTGTTCCAGTTCGCCAGCGGGATGTTGGTCATGTCGCCGTACTCGGTCGCCGTTGCGGCCGGTTCGACGATGCCCTGCACGATTTCCTGGTCTTCCCAGCTGCCCACGGTCTTGATGCCGATGATGTCGTCGATCTTGCGAGCGGACGTCATCACCTTGATGAAACCGGGCAACCAGGTCTGCAGGAATTGCACAGGCGTCGGGATCGAACCGGCAGTGGCGGGCGGCACGAATGCTGCATCGCCGATGCCTTGGTTGAGCAGGCGCACCTGCTCGCCGACCAGCGCATGGTCGAACACGATGCCGAACTTGTTGGCCAGTTCGTTCACCGCCGCAGCGGTGATGTCCTTCGCGTCCATCGACAGCGAACGCACTTTGCGTGGGCTGAGCTTGGAGCGGGTCTTGGAAGCTTGCAACATGATGTTCCGCTCCTTATTGCGTGAGTTGGATGACGACCAGCACGGACTCCGGGTCACCGGCTGCCGATGCTGGGGCGGCGGTGCCCGACACCACGCGCGCATTCGGGATGGCCGTCATGCCTGCGGGAGCGGTTGCACCGGTGAAGGTCACGAGGCCACCGACCGGCACACCTTGCGGGTTCTCGCCGGCAGTCGTCGCGCCAGAGACGTATGCAACGCCGTTGCCGAACTCGATGTTCTTCACCGCAGTCGTCTCGTTGAAGACTTCCACGATCATGCCGGTGACCATGTCGAAGAATTCGCCCAGCGAACCTTCCGGCAGTTCGTTGCTGGCGCCCAGCGTATCACCGACCGTGCCAAACAGCGCATAGCTGGTCGGCTGGCCGAGCACGCCGAAGAAGACGTCACCGCCTACTTCAACGGTGGCGACGTTTGCGGTGCCCGCTTGCGGGTCGCCAGGATTCGGCTCTTCACCGAGCCAGCCGAACGCACGGGACATTGCATTCCCGGCATCCGACATGATACGGCCAGGCTTGGCGCGACGAGGGCCGTCCGCGACAAGCTGGCCAGCGAAGCCGCCAGTGTATGCGCGGCGAACAGTGGTTTGCAGCATGGTTGATTACTCCTTGAAGTAGGCGGCGATGGCGGGCACCGACGACTCTGCGGAGTCGGCAGCAGCACGTTGCTGGGGTTGAGCGGAGCCGGAGCCGCGTGCGGCTTCGACGCCCAGAAGGTAGTTGTGCAGCACCGTGGATTCTTG